CTCAAAGCCAGACTCGTTGCTTTCGCCGTTAGTATAACGTACATCACTCAGATTATTCTTAAGGTATGTATCTATACTAGCTCGCATGTTAGGAGCCATGTTAATTGAGTACATACCATTCTTACCTTTCAGTGGTAATTGGTTCTGACTGGTTACACCTTTGATAAATATAGCATTGGCATCTGAGTAGTATGTTTTTAATGCCTTCTCGTAGCCAGCTGGATCTCCTACATAGTCAGCTTCATCAGGTCTTTCAGTTGCTATTACAGCTTTGAGTTCTTCTTTAGATGTATCTATAATCGAAGAATGTGTTTCATAGTCGTGACTTAGATATAACTGATTTTCAACTACAGCACCTTTGTTTCTAAATAGCTTTTGTATTTTAAGACCTATTTCTGAGTCAGCCTTGATTCCATACTGTTCTAAAAACTCAACTGCACGAAACTGATAATGTCTAAGTACATCTTCTTTTTTATATAGTCCGTTATCATCTAAGAATCTATGAAAGTCAGGTTGTATAACATTGTCAAAGTTTTTCTTTAGATCTTCAAAGATCATTGCTTTGGTAAAGCGGTTGTTTATCTTAAGTGTATTTGTAAGATAATCACCACCTATTTTATCACCTGTTCTATACGCTTCATGGCGTAGGTTCATTAACTCCTGAGAGTTAGCTTGACCCTTAAGATTACTATGAAGTTTATTTATCTCAGATAGTCTGCCAGTTTCTATTAATTTATTAAAGTCATCTATAGCTCCAGTCTTTGCCATGTATAGCTCTGACTGTTGTACTAACCCTTCAAAACTCTTAGCTAGAGTAGGAGACAAGCCAGCCCATACTTTGGCTAACTTGTCATTCTCTGCTGCTTGTCTTTCGTGATTCTTAATTGTAACTTCAGCGTTTTGCTTGATAGCTTTTTCACGTAGCTGACGAGGTTTTTGTACCTCGATCTCGTTAAGTAGCTTTCTGTTGTTTGCTTCTTTCGCTTCTTTACTTTCTATGTCTGCGATACGTTGTCTAGATTGAATACGGTTCTGCTCTTCCAGTCCCTTCAGAGCTTGGACTCTTCTGTCACTTTCCTCTTGCATGGCACGTATGCCAGTATCCAATTTTAGATTTCGATTTCTACCACCAGAGGCGTACCTCTTGTAGTTTTTTGATAATGCCATTATTTATTATGAAGGAGTAAAGGCTTTTATAACACCTGTTGCTGCTGAAGCTAGGCTAGTTAAACTTGTACCCCATACCTGTGCTGCCGCTGCTGATGGAGATATCATAGCTCCTCTGATTGGCTCTGGTCCAAAGTCATAGTCTCCATATACTCGTGGGTACATAAACTGTGCTTGTGGTGTAGGTAATGGTTGTATTGGCATAGGTAATACACCGGGATCTAACATTTTAGCTGCATAAGCATTTAGGTCAGACACAACTCGCTCTCTTCCGATAGCTCGTATTGTGCTGTTTGCTTCTTGTGTAGCACTGTCTAACGACATGTCTAACAGTGTCATTTTAGTTCCAGCTTGTAATAAAGCTGTTGATGTAAGCTTGTCAGCAGTTCGACCAGTAACACCTCTTGCTCGGATTGTACCTTCTGCTTGCAAAGCTTCTAACATTGCATCGTTTTGTTCGTATAAGTTTTGTGTAGTTATCTCTTGTAACTGACGTCTTTCATTAAGTCTTGCATCACGCTCTTCTAATGCGTTTACACCAAGCTGATTAAAATATATATCTTCAGACTTTTTATACATTTTTTCATTTGTGTCTTGCTGTGCATTACGTATCTGAAGATTGTAATTATAGCTCTGTGCATTTTGTGCATCTTTATAAGCTGCAAGTCGTCCTTCGTTCTTAGCTCGTTGTTCTATTTCTTTTACAGCAAACTCACGATCAGCAATCGCAGCATCTTTTTGCATCTGCCATGCTTGCTTATCATATTCGTACTGTGCATTTACTGCATCGTTACGATCTCCTTGTGCTTGTTTAGCTGCATCAGAGCTTTTCTTTGCTCCATATAACCCTATGGCTCCACCTACAACTGGTGCTAACCATGCCCATGAGCTTTCTACACCTGATGTTGCCATCTGTTGGTTTAGCATAGCTTTGGCAGGGTTTGAAGACATGTTAATATCAGCGTCCGTCATCGGGACGCCAAAATCATTCATCATCATATTAAGTTCTCCTGTAAAATCTAGGTGAGTATATTCCTTCCCACATCATAGAGTTTAGAGAGACTGGGAATGGCGAATCATTAAATAATCGCAATGTAAAATTATCTGGTCTTTGGTGTATAGGTAATGTAAATACAGTCTGGTCTGACACAGCAATATCATTTGCTAAGTATTGGTCAGCGTTAATAACTGGATTAAGACTATACCACTCATCAAGATATATAAGTATTTTTACACCAGAAGCTGGTGCAGAGTTAAATGTAATCTTAGGTACAATACCGCTTGTAGTATCTACAGTAAATGCAGTAGTTACCACGTTATCTAACTTGACTTTAATCTGGTCATCATCTACATAACTTAAATCTTCATCTATCCAGTTGTAAACTGTAGTACTACCGTCGCCTGTGTATTCACGTTTACCTTGACGTATACCTTTAGATCTAAGTTTAAAACCCATAACTCCCGACAATCCTACAGCAAACTTCATACGAGCTATTGTAAGATTAGCAGTAAAGTCACTACGTTTCATATCATCATCTATTTTATAGTATGTCTTAGGTAGTGTGACATCAAAGTCAAATTTATATCCTACAATAACATCACTAGCTACACTTGTCAAGTTTTTAAACGGTACTTTAAAATATGTGTTACCACTTTCTACTACACGTTCTGGAGATATAGTAAATCCAGATTCAATAAATTGACCTGTAGCTGTAGTACCTTTAATAACTAGAACAGGTGTTAAATTAGTAGCATCATTGTATGGAATAAAACATTTACTAAACTCACCAGCTGTATCGTATACAACCGAGCTAGCTGTAGCATATAGATCAATACATGGATTTAGTTTTTGACCATCGTTGTTAACAATAATAGCGTCATCAGGACTCTGACTAAGACTAGCTTTGCTAAGTGTAAACTGTCCACCCTGTTTTGTTACAGCAAACAATTCATCAGAATCTGCTGCTATAGTTTGTACATTTCCGGGTGCAAGCCAGTTAAACCATGTCTGTAGCTTTACATCTTTACCTTCTGCATACTGTCTAAAGAAATATATGTATCTTGTACTCTGTCCTGAGAATGCAATAAACTGGTTCTGAGCACTAGATATTAGTGTATCGACTGTAGATGGTATCCATTCGTTTACAACTCTACCAATGTCAGCTACCTGTGGGTTTTCGTTTTCTCCACGTGTAACCATAGCAAAGACTCTAGTATAACTAGGTGTCTTACTGATAAAGTTAATTGTAGTACCAGTATCAACAGGGTCAATAATCGTATCCATCTCATAGTTAGCTATGGTACGTATCACTGTTTTAGCTGGTGTTAATATACCATCGCCAGCTCCCATAAGAAACTGTTGATTAGCACTAAATAGTACTAGACCCTGAGTAGATGGTATTACACTATGAAGTGCAACAGGTTTAACTGTACTAGCACTAATGTCAATAGGATCTGAGTCTGTAACAGTCTGTGCAGATGTATGATAGAAGTTAAAAAACTTAGCTGACTGACTCATAGATACTGTGTCGCCAGATAAGAAACCGAGTCTGTTGTTGTGAAAAAAAGACTGAGTTATCTTCTGTCCTACAAATGAAGGGTGTGAGTTAGTTTCATCATCACCTACAGTTCTAGCATCATATGTTATACGTTGAAATGTAAAAGCATTAACAGCTGTGTTTACTAGCTCATGTGGCATAGTAGAATTGTCAAGTCCTGTCGATGTATCAGGAGCCAATGTTTCTGCCCAGTAACCCGGTCCAGATGTACTATTGTTAGCTACATATTTTAGAAAGTATGATGATGTAAGTGCACCAGAGTTAACAACTTTAACAACGTGGTTATGTAAAGACTCACTTGGTAGTTCATCTAAGCTAGCAACTTGATCTTGAAATACATTTAGTTGATTATTAAAAGCACCACCTGTACCAGTTAATGTAAACGAAGCACCTGTACGTACGAGACGTAGACTGTCTTTAAGTTTAGTAACTGTTAAGTTAGATATGCTTAAACCATCTATTCTACTTTTAAGTTCTGTTAGAACTGTATCATAAGTAGCATTGTTAGGTGATGTGTATGAAGATATAGCTTGACCAGCTACACTGATATTATATGTAGTATCATTAGATACACCAGTTATTCTAACTGTACCCTGTCTGTTAGCGTTAAATGTAGGGTCAGCATTTTTAGCTACTGTTGTAGTTTTGTTTGCAATTATAGATTTATCTTGTATTGTCAGTATGTCATAGTCTGTACGTACTCCTGTAAGGTACGCCTGTGCCCCTGTACCGTACGTAATAGTAGCTGGAGCAAAGGTTATAGCATTCCATACTGCAATCGCTCCTGTAGAGCCTCCTGACGCTGGTGTAATACACCCTATATATTTTTCCGTTTCAGTTCTTGATATAAAGAACCACTTAGAGTTGTCATATGTAGTGCCAGTACCTAGATTTCCTATATGCTGAAACCCCGGTCTCTTTGTAAGACCAAAGGTTGGATCAGGATAGCCGTTGACACACTCCTCGACTTGACCGGGAAGTTTCTTGTCATCAGATTGTCTAGATACTCCACCAAGATAATCGTCAACTCGCTGAGTTACTGCTGGCATTATCGTTGTAAAGCGTGAAATGGTTGATAGCTTTGATAGTAGTTTTGTGAATCTTGTGGATGTCCAAACATCGTAAACTGACCTTGCTGTGTTTCATACTCATTAGCTAAAACTCTCATCTCTTGTTCTTGTGCTCTGAGTCGGTTGTACTGGTCATCGTCTCCTACTATCCTACCAGATACAAGTGTAGATGCTCTGGCTGTTATATAATTTTGTATTGGTTCTGGTAAATCTACCCAGTCAAACTCCCATGTTATATCACATTCGAGTTCATCAACATCCCATGTGTATGTATGGTTTTGTCTGTCGTATAATTTACCTGATCTTCTCACAGCACTGAATGTCATGTTTTGTGAGTTTTCTGACAGCTTAACTTGTATCATATTGTTAGGTATTACAATCTGCTTGTCAGTATTTGTTGGTAACTTGTAGTGGTACTCCTTGTTAAAAGTCCATCCTTCAGATTGTACCTCTCGTGACACCTGTAATAGGGTAGCATAGGCAATCGCAACTTCCGGGTTGGTTTGGTCTAGTGTAGTTACAGGAGCCTGACCACAGGATGTAAGTATTTGATTTATAGCTGGTAATTCTTCAGCAGCATTTGTGGTTGGAAAAGGCATAATAAAAAAGGGGAGCCGAAGCTCCCGTATAAAAAATAAAAATTAAGCGTTAGCTGG